TTTGAACCGACCCCAGAATGTACCAACACTGTACGGATCACCTCCGCGCTCGCTGAAATACGGGTCACCAGCCGCGCCAGTGTCTGCCGTCGGATGGTCGGTGCAGTTGACTTTGAGCACCGCCCGCGCTCCAAGACTTTCGGCCAGCATCAGGATGTTAGGCGTGTAGCTGATTGACTCGATGTTAGCTATCGCCGCTATGCCGTAGTCCGTCCCGACGCTGTTAGTTGATAGCCGTAGCGTGTTGGTATCGCCAGCGTAATTGGTGCGATCTTGGCAGGTCGCAAGTGTGTTGTAGCATTTCGCGTCGCCAGTCACTCCGACCTCTGCTGTGCAGGGTGAGATGCCGTAAGTAAGCGAGCATACAGGTAACTCTATCTCGATGTAGTCTACTGCTCGGCTCATACGATGCCCTCCAGGGTCATGCTTATCTGCATCATGCCATTAGGCCGCTGGTTGCTGGGCTGTGGGTTTCCGCTTATCCAGCAGTAGGCCACCTCGTCGGGGTAGTCTTCTGGTCGCCACGCGAAAAACGCGGGCTTGCGCGGTCTCTGTGCTATGAAGCCGTCAAGCTCTAACCTGTACCAGCTGGCCGATAGATTCTGCAACGCCACTTGCGTGCTGATTGTCTCTCGACGCACTACTTGCCCGAGGAACTCGCCACCCTCGGAAAACCCGCCGACTTCCGTGACGTTGCGGCCATATGTGATCGGGGTGTGCCCGACGTAGATATTCCGCTCCAGGGCAGTTGCAAGCCCTGCATACACTACGCCCACTCGCACAGCTTCCGCCGCGTTGCGTATGCCGATAACTATGCTATCCGGGGATGCCTCCGGGAAGGTGTATAGCAATGCCTGTACGTCGGGGTTGACGGCTGTCCAGTCTACGATTGTAGCCGCGCTCCCGCCAAGCTCTGTCTGTATTCTGATCTCTGTGCCACTGCCGAAGTTATGCCGCGCTATGCCGACATAGTCCACCCGGTCGCGGCTAACTGTAATAGTAATAGTTTGGTCTGCGTTGCTGGTAGCCTGCCATGCAAAGGCCGTTGACGGCGACGCAAGGTTAACTACTGGCTGCATCGTCTCCGCGCTCGATGCGGCTATATTGCCACTGTCCACAAGATTACGCCAGCACAATAGCGGCGCGTTAGGGTGCGTGGTAAATCGCGGGTCAAGTACTAACGCGTCACTTATTACTACACTCATGCTACTACCACCTTGTACCCGTCATCTTGCGCCTCGGCGATCTGATCTATTAGCCCTCGCACTGTGGCGCTATCAAACATCTGACCGGGGTCAACTCCCTGCACCAGCAACGTGCTCTGCCGCTGTTGCTGTTGCCCTTGCCCCTGCGACGCATCTGGCACTGAACCGGATGCCCTTGGCGAAGAAACGCTACCACCGCCGCCATAGCTCTGCGAGCGTATCGCTGCAACTTGCGCCACCGCACCAGCCGCCGCTATGGCCGCGTATACTCCGGCGGCTACCACGTTGCCTGTTGCTTCCATCCCAGCTTCATATGCATATTGAGTTGCAAGAAGTCCGCTTACTATTGCCTTTGCAGTTGCTGCGTTTTTTTGCACCTCGAATTGCTCTTTTTCATTTTTGGCCGTGGCCTGCCCTGCGTTAGCATAGAAGCTAATTAGGTTTGATATGGCGTCCCTATTAAGCTGCTCTTTAAGAGCTTTTTTTCGCTTGGCCGCGTCTTCTTCGATAGCGACGATCTCGGCCGCCTTGCGCTTCTCGAGTTCTATTTCAATCTCTGCCGCCCGCTCGCGAAACTCTGCGTTAGCTTCCGCGTAGTCTTTGACTATCTGCATTCGGGCGTCATACTCGGCGCGTATCCGCTCCGTCTCGCTCAGTAGTAATTCTTCAACGCCCGCCACGCCCTCAGCCAGTACTGCCACGCGCTCTTGTTCAGCCTTGGCCGCTTCTTCTGCCTGCGCTTGCTGATCAGCTCGCCGCGCTTCCGCTTCCTGGAGCTCTTCTGTGGCTTCCTTCTCTTCCCTTAATCCGTTAAGTCTGCCCCTTAATCTATCGCGCTCTGCCTGCGCCGCTTTTATACGCTCGCGCGCTCGCTCCCTGTCTGCATCAAACTGCACGCCCGATAGATGGGCTATAACTGCCAGCTCTCCCTGTGCCTCGCGCATTCGCTCATTTTGCACATCTATGCGCGCGTTTAGCTCTTCCGCGCTGTCTACTGCCGCTAGTTGTGCCTCGCTTAGCGTCCGAGACAGCGACGCCGCCTCCCTTGCTTTGATGATTACGCCCGCCAAGCTTTCGGCTAGCTCTATTGCTCTTGATGTAATATTTTCCATTGATGGGGCAAGCGCTGCCGCTAGCTGCATGCCAAGCCCTTTAGTCGCCGCCCCTAGCGTGGCAAAGTTATCATTGACCGCCTCTATGTTACGGTTGTCCAAACCGGTCAACCCAAGGCCAAACGCCTGTACTTCTCGCTCCGCCCTACCCAGCGTCCCTTCCATATCGTCCAGCAACAACAGCATCCGGCTTCCGCTACGGCCGAATATATTTTGGGCTACCGCCATTTTTTCTTGTTGGCTCGACAGCCCTTCCATGGCTTCACTCAAAGCCTTTAACTGGTCGTCCATGCTCATATTTTCCAGCTCGGCCGCTGTTAACCCGATAGCCCCTAGCGCATCGGCCGCCCGCGTGCCATCCTCGCCAGCATCGCGTAACGTGGTGGCAAGCCGTCGCATGCTTGACCGCACCTCGCCTGTACTAACACCGGCAAACTGCGCCGCCAGACTTAGCGCCGCCATTTGATCGGTAGTCACGCCAAGCTGCCGCGCTAGCTTCGCCTGCTCATCGGCTGCCCTGAACCCCGCCTTGGCAAGGCTGGCGATAGCTGCTGTCGCTGCAATAGCCGCCGCCGCACCAGCCGCCGCCGCGCCCGCCATTGCTTTCATAGACGTTGACGCCTTGCCCATACCTGCGCTGGCTTTTTTTCCGCTGGCTTGTGCACTGCTGCCGAAACCGTCTAGCCTGCGCTCGGCATCGGTAATGCCTGCGTTAAACTGATCATTTTCAAACGCTATTTTTGCGCTAAGTACGCCAATTTCTGCCATCTTCGTAATCCTCCAGCATATGATACAGCTCTTCGACCTCGGTCAGGGTCATTTTTCCATATTTCGGCTCGCCTACTCGCGCATCATAAACCCACCACCACTCCTGCGGCGACATAGCCCAGAACTCGCTAGGCTGTAGCGCCCATAAGCCAACAGCCACGCGGTAATATTCGGCCACGCCGCCAGCTACTTTTTTCCCTCGCCGCCTTCTTTCGATGGTGGCATACGCTTCTCTGCGCCAGCCCCGAATATCGCGTTCATTATGCGCAGGGCGGCAAGGCATGCGCGCTGGTAGTTGTCGAACGAACCGACGCACATTTCGCCAATGTCGTTATGTAGATTATCCAAGCGGCATGACTGGCCTTGGCCTTGCCCTCGCCAGCCGCCCGGAAAAAGTCCATCGTGTCCACGCGCTCTTCGATCTGCTCTTGAGTCCTGAAAGTCACGTCAGCCGTCAACTCTCTGTCGGCTACTTCCACTGTTATCTGTCGCATCAAGTACCTGCCGTATAAGCAACAACACCCGTTGACTGCAAGGATGCCTCAAACGTGATTGCTTCGTTGTAGCTTGCGCTTTCGCTATAAGTTGTCAGGAAAAAGTCGCCGGTGATCGTGTCGCCGTCGGGATACTCTAACGTCACGCCTTGCAACACAGGGGTCGCGCTATCATCCATAGCCGCCGCCCGTAGGTACTTATCTTTGATAACGCCGCCGATGCTTATATCTAGCTGTTTCTCGCCCGCCTCGGCCAGCAATCCTCGCCAGCCGTCGTCATCATCGTTGGTAATGTCTACCGGATTTCGGTTGATTGACACTGAGCGTGTTCGCACCCCCGCCACTACTGCGCTTCCGTTGTCGTCAAAAATGACGAGGAACTTTCGTCCTACTTCTGCTGCCATAATAACCCTCCTATGAGTTTAACACCGCAAATATGCGGAATCTAATAATACCATGTACTGTCGTGCCGTCTCCCTCTCGGACGGTGTCTGAAAAATCATACATACAGTCTAGTATGTAACCGTCGGTTATGTCAAAGGCTACGCGGTTAAGCGCGTCGTAGATTTGCGCCATTATTAGCTTGGCTTCGGCTCGTCCATGCTGCCGCGACCATACGTGTATGGTTAGCGTGCATTCCTCGC